GTCCGGTGTACACTTGAACTCACGCTGGCAATACTTCTGAAAGAGATCCTTGAAATTCGTAGCGGAGTTCACGATCTCGTCCACATCTAAATATGTCTCCATCACTGTCGTCACGAATGGATAGACAATGTTAAATCGGTTTCCGCAATCGGTCCACAATGCACCAATGAAGGCTTCAAAGATATCTCCAAGTTTCTTAGTATTCGTACGTCCTGCAATTGCAACGGAATCCTCGTTATGTCGCGAGATCACGTAGAATCGATTTAATCCTAATTCCTTTGATAATCCTCCGATTCGGTCATTATTGACGAGCTCCTTACGGGCGTCCGTCAAGAATCCCTGCTTCTTCTCGGGGAACTTCTTACGTAAATATGTCGCGATACAGACGCCGAGTACTGCATCGCCTTCGAATTCAAGGCATTCATAGCTTTCGTCTTGAAGAGGCATGATTCCAGCGGGACAGGGTGCGAGTACAGCGGGTTCACCTTCGGGGGTTGTATAGTCGGTACGCCGAACATACGTGGTATGAACCATTGAGGTTTGAAATACGCGACGATTCGATACTCGGTAATGAGGCAGTCCATGACGTCTAAGAATACGGTGGATATCATCTTCAGTAAAGGTTCGATTTGAAGGGTTATAGGGTGAATACATGCGTTCTATGCACTTCTTCGCGTTAAATTCGTTTTTGTCGACTCATAATAATGGCACTGACTCGTCGTGGCGGATTTCTAGGAATCAAGAAAGCTGTGAAATCCCTCTATCAAAGCAAGAAGCAGACAAAGCGCATGTATGCGTTATCTAAGAAACGTAAACTGAAGCGATTACAAGAAGCAAAAGATCGATACACTCGAAAATTCATTCAACAACGTGCCAATATTGAAAACGCTGCTATGGGATAATGGGACAAATCCAATCGTTTGCGTATAATGTAGTCCGCACTCCTGAAACTGCACCTCCACTTGATACACGTGTTGTAGATGTCGCTACATGTCGTTATGACATCCCTACACGGACCGATATGGCAGTTTGTTTTGTATTTTTCAATCCAGCCAACTCGAAGCGAATGGTCATGAACTACTTTTACACAGTTGAAAAACTTAGACTTGCAAAGATTCCGTATTATACGATTGAACTTGTATTCGACAACGCAAAACCTGAATTGAAGGATGCCTTCCACGTTCGAAGTCGAAGTGTTCTGTTTCATAAAGAATCGTTATGTGCCCTTCTCGAAAAGCGTATTCCGTGCTCTTACAAGAAGCTTCTGTTTCTTGATGCGGACATCGTGTTTGGAAAACCAGGATGGTACGATGAAGTTTCGCGACTCCTGAACACCTATGAAGTCATACAACCTTTTTCAACCTGTATGTGGTTAGATAGTACGTATACTCAATGCGTACAGGTTCGTCATTCGGTTGCGTATATGAACCGATCCACTACCTACAATCCTACGTATCATCCAGGATTCGGATGGGCGTTTCAACGTAAATGGTTCAAAGAGATTGGGTTCTATACGTATGGTATTACAGGAAGCGGAGATACCTTGTCTGCAGCGGCATGGTTAGGAGTTAAGTTCTCACCTACATATCTTCGTCAAGCATTTCAACCGTCGTATACAGAGTATTGTCAAATGGTTCTACCTAAACTAGCCTGTGCAACAGGAACTGTATATCACTTATGGCATGGATCTGTTAAGAATCGTAAGTATGTGGACCGCCATCGTATGGTTGAAGGTGTTCGCGATGTACGATCGATTCTCGAAACAAATGAAGTCGGTGTCTTTGAACTCAAAGATAAAGCCGTCGAAGCAAAAATGCGAGACTATTTCCTCGAACGAGAGGATGATGGAGTCGTTTAAACATTTTCTGCGCCCCTTACATATTAACACATTGATGCGAAAACACCTCTCGACCTTGACATTTCAAGTAGTCGAACGGCAAAAGTCTTTGTATACTGCAGTTACACGGATCCAGTATGGGTTTCAACCGATTGAAAATGCAGTTGAAGCGTCACGGCACATTCGAGATATTTCCAACCTTCTTCGTGAAATTGAAGAGTCTATACGAGTTTATTCGCCTCCTGAAGGTGCTGTAGTTTCAACAGACTTCAAATCAAATCCAAAGTCATCCGCAATTAACTTAGGCTCGTGACGCCGTATAATTTCTTTCATAACCTCTTTTCCTTGATCCCCTAGAATGTCTTTCAAATACAGTTCCAAATCCTTTTTAGATAAACTCCATCCCTTCTTCCATTTAGAAGGTCGTTTTACAACAAACATCATTTCAGACTCTCGAAGATGAATATTATCAGGCAAGTCTGTATGCGCATACAGGGCTGCAAGATCTAATTCAACTGTGCGACGTGAATCACGGAGTTCAGAGGTTTCAGAGTTGAGGGCTGAAAGACGTTTGTTGACGCGAACGTATTTAGAGAGAATGACTTTAAGCGTATCCATTGTAGTGAAATGATCCTAGTAATATCGATAGGAAAAGTATCCGTTTTAAGCAAGGGTATGTTTTTGTTTGACGAAGATGAAATCGAACGTCTGCGAACTCTGTACAATACACGACATGCAGGCGAAACTCCCGTTACAAAACGAAGTTCTAAACTTGTTTGGGAGGACTTGAAACAACGACTTCATTCAAAATGTAAGTCAGGTGAACCAACCTGTATTGTAGGATCAATGATGAAACGACCTCGAGCACCGTCTGCATGGAAACATAAACCTACTGAATGGTTGACATCGGATGACATTGATAAAGTGGAGCGTGAATACGAACATGTCTTTGAAGATTATCATTTCGTAGGCTGTGTACCGATTGATTTTGATTTGAAATCTGAACTGTCAAAATGCATTGTATCGACGTTGTGTTCAATGAAGTTAGACATGTTGTACAAGAAAGGATACCGTCGAATCGGAATTGTCTTCAATACCGATGTTCACGATGGACCTGGTCAACATTGGATTGCGACTTTTTTAGATATGCGACCTGAATTAGAGTATCCTCGCATGACCTATTTTGATTCTTATGCGAGCAAACCTGAACCTGAGATTCAACGATTGATGTTTCGATGGAAAGAACAATGGGATTCAAACCATCCAAGTGAAACACCGATGAAACTCACCTACAATACAACGCGTCATCAATTCAAGAACTCAGAATGTGGAATGTATTGTTTGTATTTTCATTACGCATGTTTACTGGATATTCCGATGAATAAACGTATTACCGACGATGTCATTAATGACTTACGACTTCAAAATAAAACAGTTCGAGGAGTTCAAGTACATCCGTTTTTCAGTTCACCTAAAAAATAAGAAGGATAAGCAATGGAACCGCTCATTGTAGTCGGAGCACTTGCTACTGCGGGATATCTTCTAGCGACCTCTGAGACTCGTGAAACTCTTGGAATAGATCGAACGCGAACATTGGTCGATTATTCAGTACAAGGAAGTACATTCGAAGACATTCAAACCGCATTGAAAAAGGGATTTCGATTGATTGAATTGCATGTGTATTCAGACGCACAAGATCAACCTGTCGTAGCACTTCATTCAAACTATGACGGAATGACCGATCGTTCCTTTGAATCGTGTTGTGTGACGATTGTCAACCATGCATTTCCGTCGAACGATCCATTAATTCTCAGTCTAGTGCTGCATACCGATAAGAGTTTCACGTTGAATCGCGTAGCGTATCATTTGAAAACAACGGTACGAAAGCAGATGAAATCATTAGATCTAACATCTGCAAGTCTTGATTCGTTAGCGAATACACTCATTCTCGTGTCTGGAAACGAAGCACGTGGAACCGATCTAGAACCTTTACTAAGTCTTTCATGGAATCAGAGTCATCTACGTCGCTTAACCTATCAACAAGCAGCTCATCCTCGTGAACCCGAAGAGTTGCGTGCATTCACACAGTCTCATATTGCGTTAGTCGCGCCTGACCCTGCCTTTTCAAAGTTCAAGGTGATGGACGATGTGTATGCGTATGGATGTCAATGGAATCTCTGTCCTCTTTCTTTTGCTCAACCTGGATTTATTCCTCGCGAGTAAGTAAAATGGCAAACGCATGGATCACTCACGTCAAGAAGACAATGTCTGCGATGAAACATCGAGGAACCTACAAGAAGGGCGATGGATTGAAAAAGGTCATTCTTGAAGCAAAGAAGACCTACAAGAAGGTCGCATCTTTAGGCAAATCTTCCCGCACTCGCAGACGCAGACGCACAAACTCAATTTTCTAAAGTATTCCACGAACGATCATAAAGACACTTATTAATGAAATTCCAAGCCAGACTACAATAAATACGTGCATACACAGACTCGTCGATTCTCGATGGTGTCTATGCGAGTAAGCCTCCTGAAGTAATTCGTCGTGTTCGTTTAGGATCACGTTGTTTCGTATAGCTTCCATTGTCGAGTCGTCGGCAAGTTCTTCCATGATACGTGAGTTTAGAGCATCCACTTTTGTAATATGCGACATGGTGTGTGTACCCTTTAAATGTACGAATCGGTGATTTCGTTTTCACAGATAAACGCTGAAGTAACCCATACATCCATCGAAGATAGACAGTTCGTGACGTCAGCATAATAGGGTTAGAGTCCATGTAGGTACTCAATACCTTTCTCAACTCGTGAAATGGATAGGAACGTTTCAATGACTTCATAAATTCATCTTGAATAGAAAGGTCTTGAGGTGTAGGTTCTTCGGGGTAATTGTATGCGATTGAGAACAGGAAGTCGCGACCAGGTACTGCGCGAGGTTTCTTCTTTAAAAGAGTCGAGTATTTTGCGTGTACGTCATCGTACGTTGGATCTGCGTCAGGTAGAATCACAGTCGGATCAGTCTTAGATTGTACTGTCAGTTTATGATTGACCTTTCGATGGATTTCATACAACCATCGACCTGGATCGTCTGTGATGGGTTGTTCAGTGACAAACGTTCGCGTACTTTCGCGACAGAACTTACATGGAAGTATACGATCTAACAACTTCAACGTATCCTTTGCACGCGATGAACCCTCTGCTATCAAATGAAACAATTGCCATCCACTGGGTCCCCAGAACCTCGTATCCATTGTATTCATCGCATATCTTTCTCCGACAACCATGCGGCAATCTGAAGAGTCATTGCTGCGTCCGAAACAGGTGTATGTGCTTTTCCCACTGGAAAGGCTTTCTTTAATCCCGCATCTAACTCGTGTGAAATACATCGATAGGTACCTTCTAGTTTTGCAGTTCCACACCGTTTACTAAACTGTGGATTTCGCACTGCAATATCAACGAGTTTCAAAGGAGTCTGGTAATGAACTTGATAGTGTGTACACGCAGATTGAATGGCTTTTAGATCCATATGTCCTTTCACAATCACGGTTGAAGATTTCAAGGTCTTTACAAAGTCTTTGAGCCATCCAGTAGGATTGAGCTTAAGATGGGGTTTAATCAATGGATCGGCAAAGTAAGCTTCTACACTGTCATTATTTCGTAAGAATTCAGGCGCAGAACGTTCCGTTTCTTCTAGTAGATCGAGGACTTCAGATGTTTTAGGTGTGACAGTTGAAAAATGTGACGATACGCGATTCAATTGATGTGGGGGAGGAGGGAATACAACAAAGAACGGAGTGGATCGCGTCCATGAAGTTCCTGTTCGAGTTAAATGGTATCCACCGATTTCACGAGGTAGAAACGTATTACCCAGATGCCAAAATTCACAGTCGAATGCGAGTATTGAAGTTGTTTTACCTGCAAGTCGATCGAGTCCTTGTACCTTCATTATGTGGTTGTTTGAAAAACATTCTAACTAACTCAATAAATGCTCGACACTAAGGATATCATAATTTTGACTGCGTCGTTTTATCTCGGAACCGTTGTGGCTGGATTCTTCAAGTCATTGAACGACGGTATTCTCGTCCCTCTTCTCGCACCTGCCGCTGCAGCAGGCAAGGGAGTCAGCAGTTTCTCTGTCAAGGTAGGTTCTGTTGAACTCAAGGTAGGACAAGTCATCACCGAGCTCGTGAACTTGATTGTCTCGTTCGTCCTTGTCGTCTTCACAATTGGATTATTGCGAACCTATGTTCTCAGCAAGATCGGCGCTGGACGAAAAAGGGGCGGCGATGAATAAAAAATACAACTGAAGAACAATGGATTCTTTATTAACAGGGTTCACTAACTTGACTTCGCGACTCAATCCGTTTAAACAACCTGAAGCGCCTCCACCTGCACCTACCACAACTGCAGGTCGTCGTCGATACAAGACTCGCAAGGTTAAGCGTCGCCGCACCGGAAGGAAGTCCACCCGCCTCTAGGTAGTTTACCATGTGAGGCTTCAATACGCTTTTTCAATTCAGCAGGCGTACCTTTACCCATCAATTCATTCGTTCGCTTCCATTCACTAAATGAACTTGTAATACTTGTCCACGATGTAGGTTCACGAGGTTGTTCGTCCTCTGCGAGAGGAGGGTGAACATGAATCTTCTCATGGAGGAACTTGGCGATCACGTCACTGTCCTCTTTGTATTCGCTCGTATACTCCATGACCTTCTCAGGAGGTGTGAGTTTGCGAAATCCTTTGCCCTTCGTGTAGAGGAACACTAGATAGCTCAAGAACGCTTCAGCCCACTCTTTGCTCTGAGATTTTTGAACGATGGATTCATCGATAGGCTTTTCGTTTGGAAGTCTTGGATCGGATACGAACTTGCTCAAGAAGTTGATGACAACTAATCTGCGCCAGGTACCTCCATCCTGTGTATTGATCTTAGGCTTCTCGTTACACGCAAGATTGAACCGAGCTTGAAGATCAAAGTCTAGCATCTGTTTCGAACCCGCATACAAATCTCGAGCAGTGATCTTTTCAGAGGAAGCCAGTTCCTTCATCAATCCCGTATTCAGCGGTACCTGTTCATCGGGTTCCTGCATGGTTACGAATCGACGTCCTTTCATACGCACCAATTCAGGTGCTGCAGCTGCGGATTTGTTACGTGCTTGAGTGAGTAGTGAGATCGGGGCTTTGCATGCATAATCACCCATCGCAGTTGAAGTCAAGTTCATCAACATCGATTTACCGTTGGAGCCTGATCCAGTGAGAATATGAAACTTCTGAGCTTCATTGTTTCCTGATAAAGAGGTTGCGAGATAGGAGAGAAAGTACTCCCGAACATCGGGATCGGGCAATACATCGTTTAGAAACTTGTTCAATTCAGCCCAGCACGGAGAGGAATCGTG